AGCTTCTGCTCAGACTGCATCTGCTGGTCTTGGTGAGATCGTTCTTGACGATCAACTCCGTGGTGCTGATGCTAACCCTGCTGGTGATAACGCCTATCCTATCGTCTCCTTGACTTGGATTCTGGCATACCCTGAGTATGAAAAGAATGATGATGTGAAGGACATGCTTCGTTGGATGTTGACACCTACTCAGCAACAGAAGGCAGACTCTCTTGGTTATGTTCCTCTTCCTGAAGAACTTCGTCAGAAAGCACTTGCTGCTGTTGATACCCTAAAGTGATTCGGTATAAATGACTATAAAAGACCTCTTGACAGAGGTCTTTTTTTACTATATAATATGTAAAGTTTTATAACAAATTGTAATATGACTGTAACAACTGAAGATGGTGGAAGGCAAAATATGTTTGCCCGAGAACCACAAATGTACATCTCTAAAACAGATGCGGAGAGATATGGTTATGAAACATATGCAGAACGTGCTGAAAAACTGAACGGTCGTACAGCAATGTTAGGATTTGTAGCAGCAGTAATTTCTTATGTTACAAGTGGTAGTGTATTTTTCTTTGGTGTATTTGGTTTCTGATGGCTGAATTACTTTTTACAGCAACTAGTATTGCATTTTTTGTATTACTGAGTTATTCCGTACAACAACTTATTCCAACTTACATTTCAATCGAGGTAAAAGAAAATGAATGAAAACGCAGAACGTATTAATGGTTGGGCAGCAATGCTCGGAGTAATTGCAGCAATGGGAGCTTATGCTGTCACAGGGCAAATCATTCCAGGCATTTGGTGATGACTACCGAAACTATCTTACAGATATTTTCGAGTATTGCTATTTTAGGTATTATTAGTATAATGATTAAAAATTAAAATACTGATTTGTGAGGGAGGTCAATTGACCCCCCTTTTTTTATAAATAATTTTTCCTACTACCAATAACCATGATCAAAAAGGATAAGGAAAAAGATCATGATGAAAGTAGAGAATGGTTAAGTGATCTCGTTAAAATTTCAATTTTAATTTGGTCTGCATCATTACTTACATTTTCCTATGTAAGGATGCCTAATGGACAAAAGATTTTAGATTTTGATCCAACTTTTATTGCTTCAGTTTTTTCTGGATCATTAGCAGCTTTTGGTTTATCCCCTGCTAAAAATGGTCAAGCCAATCAACAACAAAAGAAAAAAGAAGAAAAAGATCTTAAGGTTATTTCTGCAATAGAACCAAAGGGTAAGGGAATCAACACAAATACTTGATTCTAATCAATAAAATGTTTATATAGTAAGAGTTACTACGCAACTCTTACTATGGACTATTATTCAAGTATAGTTTGGTCTGTAAATATATTATGTGGACTTCTCATTTTGATGGTTTCTCTTGTAGTGATATATATACTTCGTCTAGCATATATGGAGACACAAGATGGCTGCAATGGTTCCACCGAGCAGGAAGAGTTGCTACAACTTTCGAGTGATCGAGATCAACAGAGTTCTTGATGGAGATACGCTGGATGTCACGATCGATTTGGGATTCGATCTTTACAAGAAAGAAAGAGTCAGAGTTGCAGGAGTGGATACTCCGGAGAAGAGAACCAGAGATCTTGAGGAAAAAGAACTCGGATATGATGCAACCAACTGGCTCAAAGAGAAACTGGAAGGTGCTGTGGCTGGTGACGATGATCTTATTATCCGCACTGAACTTGTCGGTGGCGTCGGCAAGTATGGTCGTCTTCTTGGGTGGTTATACATTGGGGACTCAGACGTGTCTCTCAACGAACAAATGATTACTGAAGGATATGCTTGGGCATATGATGGGGGTACAAAACAGAAGAACTTTGAAGAGTTGAGAGAAATTCGTAGACAACACGGTACTTTAGTAGAGTAATCAAATGCAAAAAGTCATTAACACAATCGCACTTCTTTCAGGACTTGTATCACTATCAGTAGTTGGTGGTGGTGTTTATCTTTACAAGAATGCTGATACCCTGATTGAAGATGCAAGAGGTAAAGTAATCGAAGAAGTTACAGAGACTATTCCAAAAATTGTAGAAGGATTACTACCTAATGTATCTGAACTACCAACGATGACTGGTCCTGCCATCCCTTCAACACCTAGTGTAACTGGTCCTGCTATTCCATTTTGAATAAAAATTTGGTGAGTTTAGTTAAATAGTAAAAAATTGGAGAATACTATGGCTCAATCTACTTATCGTAAAAAAGTGAAGAAAGATGCATCAGATCAATTCTTTCTTTACGTTGCTTTTCATTCTGCTTGGACTTCAATTTTAAATTTCTTTAATGACTAATGGAAATTCCTGATATTATTACTGGTGACATTCAAATTAGGAAATTGGATATACCTGAGATTGGTGAGTGGTTGATATCACCACCTCAGGCAATACCTCCTGTTCCTCCTGTAACACAACAGATTGGTGTACCTATAGTCAATATCCCTGGATGTGTAGAAGCTAATAAGGAAAAAAATCCAAAAAATACATCATTATTGGAGGACGATCCGAAAGGAACGATTACCCTTTGTGATGCTGGAACTCCTAGTTTCAATCCTATTGATTATGATCCTGAACAAATTATTCCTACAACTCCAGCACCTGTTGCACCTGTTCCAAAAACAACTACACCAGAAAAACCAGAAAGTCTTCCTACTCCTGAAGTGAAGGCACCAGAAGTTCCTATCAATACTGCTAATGTAGAGTGTCCTACACCAGGACAACAAGCAAAAGAACCTGTTGGAACATACTTAGAGGGGTTTAGAAAGAAGGTTGTTGCCTATGAATTGAAAGGTAACGAGTGTGTCCAGATAACAGAAAAAGTCCCACTACCTCAACAGGTGGTAGCAGGACTTCCTAGTGGTGGACAAGTTGTTCAGGTGGGTGGTGTTGCTGTTGTCGCGACTACTTCAGCACTACTTGCAAAACCTCTTGCCGATCTTCTATTGAAAGCAATGAAACCTGCAGTGAAGAAAGTGATAAAGAAGATCTCCACTCTAAGAGGCAAAAAACCTCCTATTTTATCTGTAAGGGAGCGCCAAGCAGAGCAGCGTCAGATGAATCATGCAGTGAAGGCATTACGGTCTGTTTTCCCGAGACGGAAGAGGAAACGGAAGAGATAGCATGGACGTGTGGGTGCTTGTGTCCTGGTGGATTATTCACTACGACATCAGCACACACTTTATAGTAAGGGCTCTTGGGATGGAATTGAATTCCACGTAACATCAAATCTCCACAATTCTTGAGTCTGGCAATTTCAAAATCCAATCTCTTGTTAGCAGTGAGTTGAGCATTCAATTCGATCTGAGTTTCTGCTGCTTTCTTACACAGATCCTGCATCTTCTTGTCAGTTGGTGTACTCCACGTCATGGAGAAACCGACACCTAGACTATAGTTATCCTTCTGTCCAGTTCTTGTTTTCTTTTTAAAGAGAATGTCTCCTGGGTTATCAATTAATCCATCATCGTTCAAATCACTGATATCATAAACAGGATCCATATAATATGGTTCATATGGTTTTGATGCTGATGCAGTTCCTGTTACATAAGGTGTAAAGTTTCGAGTGGGACCTTGACATTGGATACCACCTCCGTAGGTGTTAGTAATGTATGGTCCCTGAAGGACCTGAATAGCTTGGTTTGTAACGGAGCCTGAACTATTAGCGACAGGAGAAGCAGTAGCAGAAACACCACCAACAGTTTCAGCAAATGATGAAGATGGAAATAATGCACTTAAAATTATTGCGTAAAAATACTTGTTGTATCTGTGACGCTTTGTATTTCTGTTGTTCTTTGAATGATTGTTTGATTGCTTAAACCAGGACCCGAGTACGTTTCTGTAAACTGAAACGTTGCTCCTGGTGTTACCTGTTTGTATTTTGGTGTTGATGTTACTCCTGTCCATGATGATGTCACTCCATTAATAGTTACATTTATATTCCCAGTTGTGGGACTTAATGTCCCATTGGTTGTTTCGATACCACTTCCTGTAGCAGAATATTGATATCCGGTGTTGTAGTCCATCGAGTTGATGGTTTCTGTTACTTTACTTGTAGTTTCTGTACGACTGGTCATGGAGCCCCGTGTGAAGTTAGGGACCACGGGCACTGACCATGCAGGTGCAGTTAACCCGTGGATTACACCAAGAACCAATCCGAGACCGATTGCTTCTTGTAGGTTAGTCATCAGTCGATTACAGTGATTTCCGAAACGAATTGACCCGTTGCAGTTGTACCTGCTCCACCAGCTGTTAGTGTTGTAGCATGAGAACTATCAACAGTACCTGCCAGAGAACCTGCAGTTCCAGCTGTATAAGAAGTGATGGAACCGAAATTAGGAACATCTCCTACTGTAGGAGCACTGGTTGGGATTGCATCACCTTGTGTATAAGAAGCAGTAAAGGTGAAAGCATCACCACTTGTTGCTTGAGATGCTGTGACTACACTGGCAGCACCAGTGAAACCATCACTGGTCATCAATACAGAGTTACCAACAACACCTGATGTAGTTCCATCGGTGGTACTTACCCCACTACCAGAGATTGACATACCATGAGCAATTCTTGTGGCGGTAGACCTAGCGGAATCGACAGTCAGTTGAACACTAGAAGCGTGTTTAGTAATAAGTCCGCCAGCATTTGAAACACTTGCGGTCATCAGTAACATTCCAAAAGCAACTAGTACTTTTTTCATTTGGATGAATATACTTTACACCAAATGTATTTAGAAATTTTAAAATTTTTTAATGTATGTCAGGATAAGTTAATATATTATTGTTATTTTATTTTTTTCCGAATATCATGAGTAAATAGTATACGATTCCAAAATTACATGGAAGAAAAAGAACTATCTAATTTTTCATTAGAAAGAAAAGAATGTCCAAGATGCGGAGCTATTTGGTTAAATGGTAGACATTACTGGAGCGGCACTGGTAAGCCTGGAGATCCTGAAACCTTATCTAATCTTGTTTGTGGTCTTGTAGAAGATCCAAAATGTATTAATCCTTCCCATAAAAAAGGTCACATTTATGGGGAAAAGGATACTTGGAATAAAAGACAAAGATTTATAGATGAAAAATTTAAAAGTAACTAATAGAAAATTTTATGCCAAGAAATCGACTCAGTAAAGATGAAATTAAATGTTTTGTCTTGAAACTAAAAGATGAACTTTATAAAGAAAGATACACTGAAGGAATGACTTTTATTACTCATAAGTACTTAGATAAAATTCTAAGTAAAATTGATGAATATAGGTATTAATAAGCTATAAGTTATCCTTCAAACCAGACAAAGGTATTCTAGACACTTTTTAAACTGGTGTCAAGAGGTTGACGGATTCGAGTAACTATAGTATTATAAATAAGTCAACACATTAAAGAATGTAAAGTTTTTTAATGGTTTCAAAACACCCCTCAAACCGAGACCTATAGGGTGTCTAAATAACGTCTCTCATACCTCTACCTGAGGGTGGTAGAGGAATAGTAAAACCACCATTTCCCTGATGGTCTTACTTTCTGTTAAATTCAAATGACTACACTTTCACGTCAACAAACACAATCGAATACTTGGGAACAATTTTGTCAGTGGGTTACAAGCACCAACAACCGTCTGTATGTTGGTTGGTTTGGTACACTGATGATTCCAACTCTGTTGGCAGCAACCATCTGTTTCATCGTTGCGTTCATCGCTGCTCCTCCTGTGGACATCGATGGCATCCGTGAACCCGTCGCAGGTTCACTTCTCTACGGTAACAACATCATTTCTGGTGCTGTCGTTCCTTCTTCCAACGCAATTGGACTTCACTTTTACCCCATCTGGGAAGCTGCATCTCTTGATGAATGGCTTTACAACGGTGGTCCTTACCAACTCGTTGTCTTTCACTTCCTCATTGGTGTCTTCTGCTACATGGGTCGTGAGTGGGAACTCTCCTACCGCCTGGGCATGAGACCTTGGATCTGTGTTGCATATTCTGCACCTGTTGCAGCAGCATCTGCAGTCTTCCTCGTCTACCCATTCGGGCAAGGTTCGTTCTCTGACGGTATGCCTCTTGGAATCTCTGGTACATTCAACTACATGCTTGTCTTCCAGGCAGAACACAACATCCTGATGCACCCCTTCCACATGTTGGGAGTCGCAGGTGTCTTCGGTGGTTCACTGTTCTCAGCGATGCATGGTTCACTTGTTACATCTTCACTCGTAAGAGAAACAACTGAAACTGAGTCCCAGAACTATGGTTACAAGTTCGGTCAAGAAGAAGAGACCTACAACATTGTTGCCGCTCACGGTTACTTCGGTCGTCTTATCTTCCAATATGCATCGTTCAACAACTCACGTTCACTTCACTTCTTCCTGGCAGCATGGCCTGTCATTGGAATCTGGTTCACTGCACTTGGTGTGTCCACCATGGCATTCAACCTGAACGGTTTCAACTTCAACCAGTCCATCATTGATGGTCAGGGTCGCGTTCTGAACACTTGGGCAGATGTCCTCAACCGTGCTGGTCTTGGAATGGAAGTTATGCATGAGCGTAACGCACACAACTTCCCACTTGATCTTGCAGCAGCTGAGTCCACACCTGTGGCCCTGACTGCTCCTAACATCGGTTGATACGATATACAACCTAACCTTAGGGTCCTTCGGGACCCTATTTTTTTCTCCTCAAATGTAAAGTTATGATAACTTCGGAGACACCTTACAAATTTGCCGAGATCATTCGTGATACTTGGCCACAACTGTTTTACTTAAGAAAGGAAAATAACAATGGTAGCAAGCACTATGACTCCTCCAAGAAGGGGGTGGTTCGATGTCCTTGATGACTGGCTTAAACGAGATCGCTTTGTCTTTGTGGGTTGGTCTGGACTCCTTCTTTTTCCCACTGCTTATTTGGCAATTGGTGGCTGGCTTACTGGCACGTCGTTTGTTACAAGTTGGTATACACATGGGTTAGCCAGTTCATATTTGGAGGGAGCTAACTTTTTAACGGCCGCAGTCAGTACCCCTGCTGACGCTATGGGTCATTCTCTTCTTCTACTTTGGGGTCCTGAGTCTCAGGGAGATTTCGTCAGGTGGTGTCAACTTGGGGGACTCTGGAATTTTGTGGCACTCCACGGAGCCTTTGCTCTCATAGGTTTCATGTTACGTCAATTCGAAATTGCTCGTCTCGTCGGTATTCGTCCCTATAATGCGATTGCTTTTTCAGGTCCTATTGCCGTATTTGTTAGTGTATTCCTCATCTACCCTCTCGGACAATCCAGTTGGTTCTTTGCGCCGTCCTTTGGTGTTGCGGCGATATTCAGATTTTTGCTGTTCCTCCAAGGCTTTCACAATTGGACACTCAACCCGTTCCATATGATGGGTGTTGCTGGTATACTTGGAGGGGCACTCCTATCAGCAATTCATGGAGTGACTGTAGAGAATACGTTGTATCAAGATGGTGAACAAGCAAACACTTTCAAGGCATTTGACTCTACCCAAGAGGAAGAGACTTATTCAATGGTTACGGCTAATCGTTTTTGGTCGCAGATTTTCGGTATTGCATTCTCCAATAAAAGATTCCTACATTTTCTGATGCTTTTCGTGCCTGTCACAGGTCTCTGGATGTCATCTATTGGTATCATTGGATTGGCATTTAATTTGAGGTCTTATGAATTTGTGAGTCAAGAAATCCGTGCTGCTGAAGATCCTGAATATGAGACATTTACAACAAAGAACATACTTCTCAATGAAGGAATCCGTGCTTGGATGGCTCCAGTAGATCAGCCAGGAGAGCGTTTTGTCTTTCCTGATGAGGTTTTGCCGCGTGGTAATGCCCTCTAAATAATAATGCTTGTTTGTGGTTATTCAAGCAAACGAAGGGGTCCATAAGACCCCTTTTTTAATGTAAACTTGTATAAATAACTATAACCACAAACAAAGCAGATGGAATACTACACTTACGCATATTTGCGTGAAGACGGCACACCTTATTACATTGGTAAAGGTAGGGGAAATAGAATAAATCGTAAACATAGAAGGCGCAATACAAAACATTTTAGTCCTCCAAAAGATAAAAATAGAATCATTTTTCTAAAACAAAACATTACAGAAGAGGAAGCATTTAAACACGAAAAATATATGATTTTTGTGTTTGGTAGAAAAGATTTAGGGACAGGTATTCTTCGTAATATGAGTGATGGTGGAGAAGGATCTTCTGGATTTGTTATGAGTGAAGAAGCAAAAAGAAAATTGAGTATTTCTCATACTGGAAAAACTAAATCACTTGAAACCAGAATAAAAATGAGTGCTGCCAGTAAAGGTAGGAACATTGGAAGAAAGCATTCTGAAGAAGATAAGATAAAAATGAGAGGGAATACTGAAGAAAAATGTATTCATTCTAAAACTTATAGAATAACTTTTAATAATGGTTATGTAATTGAAAGGAATAGTGTATATCGTTGGGCAAAGAGTGAAGGATATAGTCCACACCACATATATGCTATGGCATCTGGCAAAAGAAATAAACATAAAGATATTGTATCTGTGGAAAAAGTAGAAAATCTGGAAGCACTATAACTTTTAATAAGCATTTCTCTTATTAAAGGAAACCCACTAAACCTTTAATAAGACCACTTCCCAAACCGTCCACCATCTGACTTATAGGACACCAGATGCCCTATAATACATTCATAAGCAAACAACTCCAATGAAGGACAAAGACCTTAGGATTCAAGAACTTGAGGAAGAAAACAAACGACTTAAAAAACTATTGGAATCACGAACATTATCAAACTTTGTAGAGAAATATTTATCGACAGCAGAAGACTTTCCCATAGTTACCATGGCTGTTACACAGGTGCTGGTCTTTGGGGTGGATCTGATCTTGAGTTTGCTATTCTTGAGAATGCTAATCTTGAGTGTGCCAATCTGAAGGGTGCTGATCTTGAAGGTGCTGATGTAATTAATACCATTCTTGATAATAAGACCACTCCCACAACTGTCACAGCACTCCTTCACAGGGGTGCTTTTTATTGTATAATGACTTTATACACACAAAGGACTGATGACTTACATTATTCTTCGTGATACTCTTGGATGTGGACTAAAAACCATTTCTAATATTGGTCTTGATGTATTTGAAAAAGATCAACTGGATGAAT